TTGATGTTAACTCAGCCTCTGCATCGATTGAGTGATAAGCATTAAGGTCTTGAGCAAATTCAGGAGTCCAAACTGCTTTTAACTTACGTGTTTTAGCAACAATTGGCTCTGATTGCATTTCAAGGTTAATTTCTGGAATATCAATATCAGTACCTGAATTAATACCGCCATTGTTATACGCAGTTCCTTTAAATGGATTTGAATCTTCAAAATCACCTCTAGTAATATCAGTAGGTTGTTTGCTATAATTAGCTTTAAACGTACCAGCAATAATAGATGCGTTAATAGTAGCTAACAATGATCCAGTAAATACAAATGATCCAGTATATGTAGAAGTAATTGTTGAAAATGCTTGTACTGGTTTGATTTCAGTAGCGCCGGCATTGAATGTAAATGAACGTACTGCATATAAATCTGCATTTGTTGGTAGATTAGCAGTTAACATTACATATTGTGAAGATCCAGAATATGCAGAATCGCCATTTACTTGAGCTGCGGTAGGAGTAGAACCGGTAAGAGCAGTTACTGCTGAAGAAGTTTCGTTGATAGAATACCCAAAACGACCAGCTCCATAAAGACCGCCAGATGGATCACCAGTAGTCGTAGTAACACCGAACATGGAGTCATCTGCATTAGGAGAACCAAATGGATCGCCAGTACGGTTACTGTTATCGTTATCAAATCCAGGCTGAGCTGTACCATATTTAAAATCTAGATAGAAAATAAGTCCAGATGGCAAATTCATTGGTTGAACGCTTACGAATTCTTTAGCTGCAAATTCAGCAAAGATACGACGTACCAATGGAAGTGCTACACCAGCCCACTCTTCAGACCCTTGTGCTACACCCGTAGACGAAGCTTCTTTTACTAGTTGACGTGCTTGGTTTTCAAGCAATTGCGCCATTCCTGCTTTTTCAGTCTCTTTATAAAGACCTTCAAGCAATCCCGTTCTTTCCCATTTGTTAACCAAAGCTTTGGCTTGGTTACGTTGAACGAAATCATTTGTTTGTAATAAGTTTGAAATACTCATTTTTTCTTTTCCTTTTTTTTAATTAATTATAGCAATCCTGCTAATTTTTTCCATCTATCAGCGAAATCAAATCCTTCGTTCAAGATAGCATTGTTTGTTCTTGGTGCAGTGCTTGACACAGGTCGAGATGCATAAGATTCTTTAACAACACGCTTTTTTGTTGGACGTTTAAATGATTCTGCTAATGTTGTAAACACTAATTTAACTTCGCGAGTTGTGCCGGCGCGATCGAAGTTTTCAATCACTTTCATTTTTTGACCGTCGTTCAACTCAAAATTACGGAACAATTTGTTTGTGTAAAGAAGTTTTGCATTTAGAAGATTAACTTCATTGATAATTCCTTTAAGATGACGAACTGTACGATATGCTTCTTGAAGTTCTGCTACAGTTTCATCATGCACTTCTGCAGGAACAACTTCATCTGTGTCTACATCGCCAGATTCTATACCATCTTCTTCTCGAAGAATTGCTTCAATGATTTCATCGATGTTCATGTCGTCTTCATCATGGCCATTCATTCCATCATGAATCATTTCATCTTCTTCGCCTTCTTCACCTTCATAAACAGCTTTACGCTTTTTACCATAACTAGGTTTTCCGTTTCCTCTGCCAATACCAGAAGATTTTAATGATTCTGGAATCATCATCTCATCATCTTCCATTCCAGATTCCATTTCCTCTTCTCCGGTACCGCCTTCATACATACCTTTTGCTGCCATTGGATCTTCTAAATCTTGCTCTAATTCTCGAATAATTTGTTCTAGATTTAGTTCTTCATTATACTCACCTTCAGCTTCTTCATCTGACATTTCAGCGCCAGCTGCAGGTTGTTCTGTGCCAACTTCTGGTTGAGGTTCTTCTTCATCTTCAGCTCCTAACATTCCCTCTAGATCATAATCACCATCGTTATTAAAATCTAATCCAACATTAACTGAATCAGGCATACCCCCCATTGCATCTGCTTCAGCTCCGGCTTCGGCATCCATTGCTGGGTCTGCAGCTGCATCCGGCGCACCAGCAGCCATTGCAGGGTCTTCTTCATCTTCTAACTCTTCAGATAAACGAGCAGATAACATACTCTGAATTCTGGGAGCAAAAGCTTCTTGTAGTGCAATTTTTGCGTTTGCTAAAGCAGTTTCTTTAACAGCGTTAGCATCAGCAATTGCTTGTTTTAGCAAATCTGATTTTGCCATACTTTTTTCTCCTTTAATTTTTTTTTTGGAAGTAAGATTATTTGAAATCTTAATAGAATATAAATTTTATCAAACACTATATTATAGACTGAATAGCGTATTCTATAATATATATACAGTAAAATAAAAAACAGTAAAAAAGCCCTAACTTTTTTTGTCAGGGCTTAAAATTTGTTATAATTTAAAACTAATATTGCAAATCTTTTATATGCTGTATATACTTAGCTCGTTGTTTTAAATGTCGTTTTTGCACACTAGGTTTCACAAATTCTTTGTTATTTTTAATTGCATCTATTACACCAGAAAATTTTAATTTACGTTTCCATGTTTTTAATGCTAAGGTAAAATCATTGTTAACTACCTTTACTCCCATTGGTTGTCCTGGGACAATCATTTGATGTTGTTTTTGTTTTTTACTCATGTTATAACTATATATTGTTTTGTGTTGGATTTGATTTTTGCATTCTAACATTAAATCTAAAATGTTTGATTTCTGGCTTTTGAGCTATATAACCTTGAATACGTTGAGATTCTCGTGCCGGGTCTTCTCCTAATCTAAAATAAAAGTATCCAACTTTACCAGATGCGGAGATTGTATGTTTAATAATAGTAAAGCCTTTTTTCTGAGACCATTCTTTAATTTCATTTGCTACTGATTGTGCTTCTGCCGGATCGCGCAACACATATTCAACTCCACCTCGATAATCTGTAATATTATTAATAAGACGAGCTTCGTCAATATCATTGTTTTCTAATTTTACATTTAATCCCTGACCAGTTAATTGTTTTAATTTATCAGGTGGCGTTTCTTTAGGCATCGTAATACTTCCTTGTTGCGATGAAGGAGTAGTTTGTTCTCGCAATCCAAAATATTCTCGATACAGTTTTTTTAGTGTATTCATTATATTACCTTTAATATAAAAAAATAAGTTACATTGTCCAAATTATCCGACGTCGTAATATTTTCTAAGTCCTTCTGCAATATCTTCATATGCAGCTGCTAATCGCTCCTGAAGTTGACTCATTTCTTTTGCCGTAGATTCAAAAACTTTATAAGATTCATTTAAGCCTTTCATGTGTCGGTTCACTGTAATTTTATCAAACCACCCTTCATCTTGCACTGCAATATGATGTGCTTTTTCTACAATATCTCTAACACGTTCAGTTAAGTTTTGTAAATTACCTTTTCCGTATACGGATTCACCCATCGCAGAAAAATTTGCAACATCTTGTATAAATTGACGCTTTTCATCTTTTGATAATTTTTTTGGCTGATCATCGCCAATCATCATTTCTAAAATTCTTTTTAAGTTTGGTGTATCCATTATATTATATCCTGCATTTTCCATCTTCACATAAGATAGATGTAATTATACTATTTACTCGATCGTATTTGTTTTTTGGTTGTGTTACTGATTCATTCATTTTAGTAGGTCGCATAAACGCACCTTGTGTCGATGGATTAGAAACAAAATCCCAGCAAATTAATTCAAAATCTTCTTGCACTTCTACTACGCCCTCACTACGCAATTCTTTAACAGATCCTAAACCTCTAGATGAAATACCCAATGTAATTCCAGCTTTAAAAAGTTCTTTAAGAATCTTACCAGATGGCGTATCTAGAATTTGAACTGCCCCTTTTAAATCGTCACCTTCCCACCATATTTTTAAAACATTGTGTGAAACATTGTTTAAATTTACAACAGACGACTCTGGATGATCTAATTCACCCAATGCTCTGTTTTGACTAATATATTCGTGTTGATACCGTTTACATTCTCGTTCTAATATAGGTTTAGGATATATTCGTCCATTTTGATTTTTAGCACCTGCTCTTTGTAAAACTCCTTGCACTACAAAACCACCCGGTACGCCAAATGCAGCACCGTTTGATTCTTTTAAAGAACCAACAGGTTTGAATGGCATATATTCTAACATGAGTTGTTTTGACATTTTTTTATTCCCCTAATGATCTTACTCGTTCTGATATTTTAATTAATCGATTTGAAATTTCTGTTAATGCTTTTTGTGTTTTTGAACCATAGCCCGATGCTGCTATATTTGATTCTTTTTTTAATTTAGAGTTGTATTCTACTAGTTGCTCAATTTCCCGAAGACGTTTTGCTACTTCTTGTATAGTTCGTTTAACTTTCTGTTCAGGCGTTGTTTTTGCATCGTTGGTAGCAAACTTCCTATACGACTCTATAAGTTGTTCATATTTACCATCTAATGCTTCTGCTACACGATTTTTCTTAACACCGGACCAGTCATATTCAACTTCAAACTTCATAGGTTTATCTGCAGGATCATTGGTTGTTTTTGTAGATTTTGCTATTGGTTTAGATGGATAATCATACGTACGATGTTGCCATTTTCCCTCATCATCAGCAAATGGAAATTTATCCATATATTCTTCCTGATCAGATTCTGGTTTTTGATATCGCTCATCTTTATATGTATATGTTGGTGGTTTAGTAACAGATTCGTATTTTAATTTTTTATTTTTCCATTTACCTGGTGCTGAAAATGCAGCTGGAGTATTATATCCAGCAACTGCTCCTGTGGTTGACATTTCATCTAACTCTTCTTCACATTTACATTCATCTTTAGGTTGATCGCAAGATTCGCAACGTTCAGTAGATTCTAAATCTAAAAACTTTTTTTCTATTTCTTTAAGAAATGAATTCATCGTACCTCCTTAAGCTCTTTAACTAAATCAAAATAACGAAGAAGTGAAAGTATATGTGATTCTTTAATAGTCTTTAAATTTTCAACATTACATAACATTTCAGAAAGTTTTTGTACTTTAATCTTAACAACTCGATCATCAATTATTTTTGCAGATTCTGATAACTGTGTTTTTATTGATGGTATAACTTTTTGAACATAATCCCGTAACTGAGTAGTATCATTAACGCAAGTTATATATTTGTTTAAAAGATCTTTTTGTGATTCATTTAAACCTAAATACTTTTTATTGAATTTTTCTACTAGTATTTTATATGTTAATAAACGAACATCTTTAGGTTGTTTTTCAAATTTTTCTAAAACCACATCTTTAGTCGTATGTTGTTTTTCAACTAATAATCCGTTATCAATAATAACGTTTTTACATTCTAGTATCTGTTTAGGATTATCAGTTTCTTCATGTTCGAACAACATGTTAATTGATGCTAAAACTTTATAATCTGAAATATGAATTTTTGACATATTGTTAAAAACAAACTTTTCAGAAATTTCTTTAACTAGATTATATTTTTGTCGCTTTAACAATGAAAAATTAAGTTTTGCATGAGCTGATTTTATAGTACGAATAAAATCTAAAGCTTGTGCCTCACTTCTATACTGTTCTTTTAATAACGCGTTATATAATTGTAATTCTTTTGCTAGTTCGGTATTCCTACCGAAATATTTTTTAATAATATCGACAGTAATAGATTTGTTAGATGAGAGTGTTTCTGAAGTTAACTTCCGTACTAACATTTCAAACAAAATACCAGTATTTTTATATTTTGAATGTTTTAGTTTTTTCATAAAAGTACTTGCTCTATAATTTATAATAAATATGTTTGAACTTATAAAATATTGTTTTCATCTAACATTGTTCCAGCATCTGCGTCAGTTTCTGTGCTAGGTTTCAATGTTTCGGTTATAATATTCATCTTTGTAGGCTTCATTTTTCTTAAAATTTGTTCCGTAGCTACAGTTGATTGTCGATTACGATATCTAGGATCTGGTTGAAATGCCGTTTTTTGATTTTCTGGATTAAAATCTTGTTTTATTTGCTTGATACCCATTGGATCCCATCCGAATGCATTTTTATGTTGTCCGTACTTAATTCCTTCTTTTGGACGACCACCAACATCTTTATCTTCTACATCACTACTAGACATATGTATACTAGCTAAATCGTGTGGTGTTCCGAATGACATACCGGTTATTGTAGGATCATTTCCTTCTTGTTCAATTTGATTTTGTCGGAATCTTAATTTTAGATCTTCTATTACACTGCTGCGTTCTTGTAACCATTGTTCTTCTGACATATTGAATATGTATTCATATATGAATTTATCAGACAATAGTTTTGAATCTTTCATTGCGTTAGCTAAAGTCATTTTTTCATTCATTAACGCAACTTTTTGTTGATCGTATATAATGGATGGAGCTGTTAATTCTAATTCAAAATTAATTAAATCTTCACCATCAAATCCTTGAGCATATAAATGAACTACTGCAATTTTTGCTAATTCAGAAACAGCAATTTTTTGTATGCGTTCAATAGTTCTAGCAAATCTTACATCCATTGCCGCTAATGTAGTTTTTCCTTCTACGCCTTCATCATATCCTAAAAACGGTTTAGGTATTTTTAAAGCAGCCATCATTTTATGTTTAATATATTCAATGTCATCCATTCCAGTGAATGTCATACCAGGTAGTGTATCAATACTTGTTGTGGATTGTCCGCCCCGTACTGGTAAATAATAATCTTCAAGCATATTGTTAAGATTAAACTTGAGATTATAATTACCTGTATTAGGATCTACGTGTGGAATTTTTTTCATTTTATTGATAATGGTTTCCATGAATGAATCTACTTCATTTGGTGGAATGTTACCAATATCAATTTTAAAGATACGTTTTTCAGGCGCTCGCATAATACGATGTATCAACATCGCATCTTCCATCATCATTAGTTTTTGAAATTCCTTACGTGCGCCTTCCAACATGGAACGACCATATGGCAAAAAATTTGAATCTGACAACATTCGGAAATGTGCAATTTCAAACACATCATATGTTAATTGTTCAGATCCTACATTTTTAAATTTTATATCATATTCTCCAGTAGCTTCATTATATTCTTCCCAACGTTCAACTTCATAACTAGAAAATGGTCGAGCGTTAATAATTCCAATTCCTTCTGCGATATCTAATTTTAAAAAGAAATCACCATACTTAGTCATGTTACGTATCCATGACCACAGGTTAAAATCTATGTTTAAAATGTCATAGAATAAATTATAAAGTACTTTTTGTATTCGGGTGTTGCTAGTTCGTATTGTTAGAATATCTCCAAACTGATCTGCTAATGTAGATTCGTCTGAATATATGTCTAATGCTGAATTTATTATAGGATCTTTATCCATCATTTCATAATCTGCATATAACTGCATACGATTCTGATGCATATAGTAATTAGAATCATATCCGCCCATTCCGCCAACACGATGTTTATTAGATCCATGAAGTCGCGTATATCGGTCGGATACTTTGCTTTGTGCTAAGTTACCAACACTTTGTAATCTATTTGTATCTACAATCCGTAATTGATTTTTACCATAGGCTCTAACAATTACGTTGGTGCTAAATAAATTTTGTAAACGTTTTCTTAATGACGCCATATTTTCTTTTAATATAAATATAACTTGTTATAGAACCTGATGAAAAATTACTTGATTAACCAGGTTAAACTTTCATCACCATCTCCGGGATTCCAGGACCATCCGCTGTCTCTAGGATTTGATTTTCCAGTATAGATTACTGGATTTGTTTTTTGAAACTGTGAAAGTGCTCGCTTATTTAAGTCAATGCCTTGTTGTCGCAGACGTAATGCGGTATCGCGTAACCATAGTGCAATTGCAAATGACATTACTAAATCATCATTATATCCTTGTTGTGCTTGAGCTTTTCCATTGAGCCACACAAACACAAATAATTCTTGTATAAGACGACGACTACGAATAGTTGGAGTTTTTTGACGCATATACATTTCTAATGCAGATATCATTAATGGTCTAGTTCTAGTTGTAGTTGATACACCCGGCACCATTTGTGATTTATCTTTCATATCATATCCTTTTCGAAGTTGTACCGATTCATCAGTATATCCATCATCGCGATATGTATAATGTAAGTTTTGATATCCTCTATCTATTGCTGGCTGAATTGCTGCCCATCCTATATTTGCATTTTCTATTGCTAGTAATGCATTATTCCATTCTGACGCAACTGTTACTAACATGTTACCAAAATCGTTTGGAGCAAGTTTACCTTTATATTCAGCTACCTGTGTTACTGTTTCAACATCAAAAACATGAAATGCTGAGAAGTCAGTAGAATCACCTCGGGCAACGTCAGCAACTACTATATAATCTTTGGAATAATCTGGATACTCCCAAATCCAATATCCGTGATCAAATCCTCGTTTTTCAATTGGCTCTGTGCATTTCTCTTCATATTCTAAAAGTAACGGGCCATCGACGACAGTATGTCCGGAGCTTACAAAGTCACAATCACATTCTTGTGCAGCACCGCGTTCTCCTAGTAATTGTGTTTGTTCATCCCGCCATTGTTGATCGCGTTCTGGGTGCACTGTCCAATGCAGTTTAATTGTATGAAATCCGTTAATATTAGATTCAGCATCAGCCCATGTTTGATGAAACCAGTTACCAACACCATTTGGTGTAGATAAAACAATAGCACCTCCTCCGGTTGATAGTGTTGCTTGGGATGCTATCCATATTTCTTCTATGTTACGTATAAATGCAGCTTCATCTACTATTAATAATGATAATGCTTCTGATCGTGCTCCTGTTGTTGCAGATGAAACTGCTTTGATTTGTGAACCATTTTTAAATTTTAATGATAACTTGTTATCTGCATCAACCGTGCCTTTAAGCCAACTAGGTAAGTTTTCATGCATTACCCGTACCTTAGTAACTAGGTTTTTTGCTACTTCTTGTGTAGTTGCAATTACTAAAACATTGAAGTCTTCAGCAAACAACATACTCCATAATGCAAATCCAGCTGATAATGTAGAAATGCCTAACTGCCTAGATTTAAGTATAACATTGTAACGATTATCACGTAATTCTGCTAAAGATTTTTCTTGAAAATCATATAAATTAAATTTAATTTTACCACGTTTTGGATGTTGTATATAACAATAGTTACGCATAAAGAATACAGGATCTTTAGCACACATCATGTACTGTTGCTGTATTATTTGTTTTATGTTTGCTGGCTGTGCCATTTTATTTAAAATATTCGCTAATAATAGCTCCAGTAAACAAGGTAGTTAGAATTCCACTACCAAACCATATGGCTTTGTTATCATACCATTTTGGACGTAATCGTTTTTCTCGTTCAACATATAAATCTATGTTTGCGCGCAAAAGTTTTGTTTGTTCAATTTGATAAGAAGTTTGTATAGAATCTAACCGAATTATAAAATTTAATTCTTTTACCAATGCATCTTGTTTAGTAATAATTTGTTGATTGATATCATCTAACTCATATAGTGAATCAATTGTAAACAAAATATCTTGCATTTCCTGTTTCGTAAAACATGTATCTGGTACTGACTGTGAAAAACATGTTAATGGAAATAATAATATAACTAGTAATTTTTTCATTGTTGACCTTTTGGTTTTCTACCTCTACGTTTTGTTTTAGCAATAATGTCTTGTTTTAATTGAGCTGTATCTTCAACTACATCTGGTTTAATTTCTTCTCGTTGTTGTTTTAAATCATCAACTTGATCTTGAATTTGTTCTGCTGCTTGTTTAGCATCTTGTTTTTGATCTTCAATTGCATCAATCTTACCATCTAGTTTATCAATAGTTTGATTGTTAGTATCAATCTTTTTATCAGTTTTATCAATTTGTTTTTGATTGTATTTTTTTGATATAAATAAAATTCCAATAACCGTGCCGATGAATGCGAGTATCCATCCCCAATATTTTTTAATTGTTTGCATCTGATTTTGTTTCTCCGTTTAATTGTTTTAAAAACTTTTCTTTAAATAATTTAAATTGCGATTCAACTTTTTCTTCAAATTCTTCTGGGGTCATTTTTGCTGTCCACGATTCTAATTCTCCATCCGAATTAGTAACAAATTGCGATGCTTGTGTGTAAGCTTCTTTTAACATATTAACATCTTGTTCAGCTGAACGTAGCCAAGCTAAAGCATTTTCACGAATTTTAGTTTGCTCATATTCTTCATACTTGCCTTCTTTTTTAAGTTCATGTTCCATTTCAATAACACAATCAAAACACATTCCGTGTATCTTTTGCATTTTTATATCTAATGGATGTTTACCTAAACATGTACATGTTTCTTTGCGACAATTTGGAAATGAACGAAGTTCTTCTCGTACCGTTTGTAATACGTCACTTGATTTTGTTTTTTTGATACGAAATCCATCACGTTGTTCAATAACATATGTTATTCCGGTAGTTGTGTCAGTTTCTTCCCAGACATCCCCTATTTGATGTTTTTCGTTTTTCTTTGCAGTATCTTCTGCATCTGAAAATCCTACTGTTTTTTTATTTTGAAACTTGTGTTTGCCATCCAACATTTGTTGAATAGCTTTAATGTTTTGTAACTTTTTTGACATATTAATTATGTTTTATTTATGATTGTGTTTCAGTTTCAGACTCAGAATCAGATTCTTCTGAAGACTTCTTTGATTCTCCATCAGACTTTCCAATTGTACTAAGCTTACGTATAGCATATTGACGAAGTGCAATGTAAAAATTCTTTTCATCTTCCGGTTCATCTAAATCTTTAGTAGTGCTTTTAAATATTCTAGCTAAAAATTTAATTTTACCATGTAGTCCTTCTTTTGATAATTTATCTACCGTTAGTCGAACAGCCTTATCTTCTGCCTCTTCTGGGGACTCTTCTTTTTCTGCAGAATCACCGGTGGCTGAGGCAGCTGGTGTTGTTGCTGGCGTTGTTGCAGCAGGAGTAGCTGTTGTTGCAGCGGGGGCAGCGGGTGCCGCTCCTCCAGCGGGTGGTGTTGCTGATGTGTCAGCTGGTGGTGTCGCGGATGCATCTGCAGGTGGAGTTGCAGCAGCGGCGTCTGCAGGCGGGGTGGCAGCTGCAGCGTCTGTAGGTGGAGTTTCTTCTTCTTCTGCTGGCGGAGTGGCAGCAGGTGCGGCTTGTTCTAAAATATAAATTGCAATTTTTCTACGAACATATTCTCTAACTAATCGTTCTTTTTGTTCTCTAGTTAAATTTTCTATTTTATCTTTTAAAACATCTTTAGTTTCTTTTTCTTCTGTGTCTTGTCGTTTTTTTAGTCGCTTTGCTGCAACTTTAGGATCATAGTCTCCATCTTCAATATCTTTGTATAAACGATCATCATCATTATATTTTGGAAACAATTTACCATCATCTTGTACAGCTTTATCTGTTTTCCTCAAGACGTTTAATTGCTTGTCTCCAGTAGATTTTGGATTCAATCCACCTTGTTTATCGTCGTGTGTATAATCTTTAAGATCTTTACGCGTTGTTAGTTTTCTTGATTTTTCTAAATCTTTTGGTGCTTTGTATTTGCTTTTATGTTTTTGAGCCATAGTTAAAAATCCTACTATTTATAATAAATATCAGCGTGCGTATTTTAATACTCCTAATATTTGATTTACTGGTGCAAATGCTCCTGTCATTTTATATGTATGTCCGTGATATGTAAATACCAAGCCTTCTGACGGTACAATTGCATCAAAGCCTCCTAGTTTTTCTATACGACTTAATTGGATTGTTAACTGACGAAGTGTATTTTCATCGTTTTTTGTTTGCAAATCTTTAATTAACTGAGCTAATTCAGTTTTAATAGTTTGAACTGTATTGTTTGGATTTGCTGCCAAATAATTAGTTGCATTCTGTAAAACTAATACGCCTAATCTTAAAAAGATTGATTCGAATGGTTCTAAATTTTGTTTTTTATATATCTTTACATCTTTTTTATCAAAGTCTTGTACCCATGTTAAAAATTCAGGATTATCAATCATTTTCTTTAAAGCTGTAAGATTTAATGTTTTGTCATCCATTGCCCAACGATATGTTAATGCTGTTAAAACTTCGTGTGGAATGTCGTAATTAGTTTGTTTAGCTTTTTTCATGATAACGTCTCTCCACCATGATTTATGATAATCACTTAATGGATCGGTATCTTTCAAATAAAACTGTTGTTGTAATATTTTTAATTCATTGAAAAATGCTGCTTGTTGATCTTCAAAGTCATAAACTTGACCTAATTTAATTTTTTGTGGAGGAATAAATGAAAATGTGTTTTGCATATGTGCATTTGCATCTTCGATTATTTTTTGCATTAATGCTCCGCCGGTTAAATCAGTTTCTACTACCGTACCTTTTTCATCATATTCAACCAAATTATGAAACTGTAGATGAGCTTTATCATATGCAATTACATTTCTAGTTGCTGGATAAATAATTTCCATGTTAGCAAATACACGTCCATTTTTAAAAACTCTTTGCAATTCATCAGGTGCAACTTTTTGTAATGCTGCGGTAACATCTTGTGACATTTCCCGAAATGCATCTACAACTAATTTATATCCTTCCGATGCATCGGCTCCATTTTTCTGTACCGATTCTTGATACTTCCTCTCAAAATCTGCAACTAATTGTTCTGGATTCATTGGATTAATAATTGTGCCTTTATTTCTTGCAAATCCAGGCTGTCCGTCTTTCCATGTTACAAATATATTTTGTCCATCAGTTTTTTCAGTTACAGCTTGTTCAATATCTAAACGACCTTCTAATGCTCTAGAAATTATTTCACGTACATCGTTAAATGTTAATCCGTGATCATCCCATGGGTGTGCCATATGTCCTGCAGCGCCACCTTCTGTTAATACATTTCCAGTACGTAATGCAGATTCAATTGTATATAGTACATCTGACGGATCATTGGATTGCCATCTGCGTCTTTGTTTTTTAATAGTTCTAGGAATCAATCTAATTTTTCGGCCGTCCCATTTTAACATGAATGGCATATGTATAGGCACATCAAATTGATAATCAGATGCTACTGCAGTATTTTTATTTTGATCTACTTGATTTCTAATATCTTCCCCATATTCATCTGCAAGTTCTTCAAAAAATTCAGTTAATTCATCTGTGTATATAGGAGCTTCATTTCTAGGATCATTTAAACGATCTATAAAATGTGTAAATTTACCTTGAAAGTCTACATCAATTCCGAACTCTCGAAAGAATCCGTCAACTGCTTGTTCAATTGTAGATAATTCATCTCTTGTTATATAATTTTCTCGTATAATATTTTCTAAAAGTTTTGCACCTACCACTGTTTTTTGAAAATCATCAAAATCATATACAAATTCGCGACCTCGATTTTTTTCTAGAAAGGTTCTTAGTTTTTGTATTTTTGCAGAATGTCGTTTTTTTTCTGCAGGAAACATCATTGATTCTAAAACATTGTTAACATCATCTTGCAATGAATTTACCCACCACTCTTTAGTAAACAATGATTCTTGCATACCCTTTAAAGTTTGCCAAGCATTTTTTACTTTTGCATCTGCATATTGCGGATATGATAATCGGAATGTTTCATAATCTCCGGATTGTAATGCTGCCCGGACATCGGTTGCAGAAACAGGTCGGCCATCTGGATATGACAGCGGATCTACATTTATATTGCTTAATTCGTTGTCAGCAATGTCAACTTTTGCTTTTATAGTACGACCAGACTTATCTCCAATAGTTGAATATTTTAAAACATTTGGACCAAAGTCTAATGATCTTGAATAATCATCTCCTTTTTGAGAAGCAGCCATTGCAAATTTACCTTCAGCTTCGTCTGGCAATGCAAACAAATATTCGTATGCAGCCATGATAGGAGAATTAAATTGCGTAGGCTGTATTTCAATATTTGGATTATCATTTAGTATATTGAAAATTTCAATAGTTTTATCTCGGCTAATCCCGTCCCGTTCTTTAGGGCCAATTAACATGATTACTCGATCAACCATTGGGTGTTGTGCATATCTATTAGCTAATTCTAAATGTGCTCCAGTTAATGGTTTAAATCCTCCAGGAAATAATACTGTTATTTTATCCATTATATATTTTCTTTTATATAAATATTAATCTAATTGTGTCCACGCGCCATTCAAATAACAATATATATGTTCTGTACCTGCAGATGCCGAAACTTTTAATATTCCAGTTGATCCGATTGTAGTTGCCGATGATAATGGAATTTGTATTCCAGAATAAAATTGAGGTGTAACTGTGTCATAACTACTAACTGTTTGTATTTTCCAATCTAAAGCACTTTGTGCTAAAAACACACGATTACCAGTATTTACTTTAAATACATTAGTATATGATGACCCACTTACAGTATAAGTAGTAAATGCTGGATATATCCAATCATCGGTGTCTGATGATATGCGCGCATCCGGAGCATTACCAGCTCCCGTTGTGCCTAAATCTGAAGCATTACGTGCTAAATACAGCGGCTGTGTTGTTGTCGATGATTCTATAACAATAAATGTTGCATATTGTTGCCAAAGTGCATATGATACATTATGTAAATTAATTGCACCAATTGGATATTGTAAATTAGTTGCTTCTATACGAATAAACATGGCTGGACCATTTCCTGCTAGAAGTGGATCATATGATCCTGTTAAATTTAATGCATAATATGTGTTTCCACTAAATGTATATGTAGATAAATTATTTCTAGTATTATCAATTTTAACTACACGAAATTGATATAAATCTGCTAAATTAACTCCTCTAAATTCACCATCAGATGCCGTAACATTACCTTGTGCATCTAGATGAAAATTAGATGCTGAAATTTCAACATTACCAGCAGCACCGCTAATAAATGTAGAATTGTTTCCGAAAAAGAATTTATTAGTCCGAACATCAATTTCACTGTCTGTGGTACTATATCTAAAATAACTAGAAGTATTTGCATATAATTCTAATCCAACGCCGCTATATGGCACTCCTCCTTTAGTTCCCAAAGATCCAGATAATGCAGATCCTGACCATATTAAAAATCCAGGAAAGCCGGCAGCAAATCCTTCATATCCTAATGATCTAATAAATCCGGTGTTTTTATACCCGCTAATTGCTACGCCGCTTTCTAAAGAATCAGCAACATATAAAGAACCAGTAAGCATTGAATAATCACCATCGATGTATCTGTTACCACCTTCCCAGTTTTTATTATACACATAACTTATTTGTTTGCTACGTTCACCAGCAACGTTGTAATATTCTGCTTTAAATGTTAGTTGGTTGTCTGATTTATGTGCTGTGGGTACTAAGGTACGTAGTCTGGTGTAATTAGGAGAATATCCAGAATCATTATCAGTAGTAGTTCGTATATCCGATACTTGCCATGTTCCAGATTCTACTACTAATAATAATACTCCATAGCCTTCTTTATCTGTTTCAAAACTAAAAACTTGATCATCAAATCTTTGAGTCGTAGAATCAACACGCAATTCGCCAATTCGTTTTCCTAGTTTAACAGGTAGTTCTTGATTAAAAAAATCGGTAGTATCAAAATCAAAAGCACTTCCGGATAAATACAGAGATAATACCGGTTGTGCTGACCCAGATTGCGTGCCTACCGCATCAATAGTAATTTTATATTCCGAATTTGCTATAAAAAAGCCTTGATATGCAGATTTTATTTTTGCTATGCTTACTGCTCTAGTAGCAGAAATATCTGCATTGTTTTGAATCAACATGGAATTGTTTAATGATGAAGTTGTCCACGTCAATATAGGAGCGGTAATACTTGTCGATCCGTTATATGCAACTCCTTCCCAATATGTGTTGATAACACTTTGTGTAGTAAACAATCCAACACTTTCATCAGGATATAATGATGCCGTATTTGATACAAATATTTCAGTTTCATCTAATTCAACATCATTTAATAGTTCCCACGTACCAACTGTACCATTGTTATTCATAAACAATTTAACTCTAGATACATCGCCTGTTGCTGGTTCTAAATTTTTAATTTGAACTAATGCAAATGATTCTGAATTTTGTGTCGGCGTATATATTGGAGAAGCTTCATATGTTAAACTATATGCAGATGCATCAAAATTTGTATAAGTATGTTGAGATATGCTCTGGCTACTATACGCCGTATATTCTGTATCTAACAATGCTATGGTTGGCGTTAATATCTTTTTTATCGTAGATATATATGCTGTTGTAGCAATAGGATATGACGGTGTAGGAGTAGGATTTGTTGGTGATGAAATAGTAACAGTGCCTGTAGACATATCTGATATGAATACGCCTCCGGTTAATTCTATAGCTGGTTGATTATTATATAAGAAATATTTTATAGTGCCTGTTGTGTATGTAGGAAATTGCGATGATGAGTAAGTTCTATTTAATTGAACTCCTACTTGTTCTGTAATAACAAGATCCGGTAATTGTTCAAATATTATTTCAGATGTGTTTGAAACATTTGGATTAACCGGTACTGTTCTACTCCATTTAACATTAGTGCGTCCTTGCCATTCGGCAGGAACATTGATAGCTTCACCAGTTAATGTAATGGTACAATCGCCAGGCGATGTTTCTTCATACACGTAAATTGCAATTACCCGAGACTTGTCATCATCAATATAATTTACAACTTCATGATAAATAGGATTACCATTATAATCTAAAACTTCAATGTTTAAATAACTACCTGGTTTTAAACTAATGTCATTGCCGCGTATTTTAAATAAATTTTTACCAGCAGTTAGCCTAACAGGAAATTCAGATATTTGAAAATAATCAGGCGACGTTAGTGACGTATCTGTAAACCAAACGGTTGTATATTGTAAACCTTTATAAACAGTTTCTTTGCGTTTCATCCACTGATAATCTTTTTATATAAATATCAGTTATGTTGAATCTGGCTGTATCCGGCAATTTTATTTACTTCAATTAAATTGTCAACCATATCCCGCATCGAATCAACGTGTGATATAATTACTGAAAAATCAAATTTAATTCTAAAATAATCAAACAAATTAACTACTGCCGAAATATGTTCTGCATCTAAACTTCCCCAACCTTCATCGATTGCAATAAAATTAGGACGAGGCAATGCCGACACATTGATAAGTGCTATACGTATTGCTAATGAAGAAATAAATCTTTCCATCCCGCTAGTTAATTCTAATGGCCAAAAATTATCTTCATCATAAATAATATATCCATTGATATTTTTACCATCACTTTGAAGCACCATGTTAAAATCTACAACTTGATTCAAAACATTGTTTATTTCAGTTTCAATCTTTGGCATAGCTTTCGATATCAATTCATACGGAATACCATCACGCTTTACTGTTTGTAGATAATATTCATATGCTTTGTATTCTGTTTCCAATTGTTGATATGATTCTAATTGTGTCAATGCAGCAGCTTTATTTGTTTTTGCTACTTCTATTGCACCAAACAATGATTTAATTGTATCTTGTGTAGATTTTATTTTTTCTGTGTATGTTTCAATATTGCTTTTACACGTTGCAATCTTAGAATCAACTTGTTGATTGTGAATTATTGCAGTTGCATTTTGATGAAATAATTCTTGCCGTTCCAAACATGTTTCTAATTCAGACTCTTTAGTTTGCAATTCATTTTCTATGATTTGAAGTTGTAATTCTAATTTTTCAATTGCACTCTGATTGTTTTGTAAATAAGTTTTCAATGTA